TAGTGCAGGGATCATTAGGACACCGAACCAACCAACGTAAAGTCGGTTGTCGGTACTAGTAACCCAGTCACAAAAACTCTGCCAGTTATTAGATGGTTTTGTTATTTGTACTGTAGTTGCCATTTAAAAAATGCCGGGAATAATTTGTCCAGTTGTTATATATGAACCAAGAGCTGCAACAAAACCTAGCATAGCTAGTTGTCCGTTGACACGCTCAGCGTTATCAAAGTAGTTCTGTTCTAGGACTTGTACTTTTGGTTCGGTTGCGAATTTATTTTGAGGCATTGGTAATAAGGAGTAAAAGTTCGTGTGGCCGAGGACGATCTTTCGGGTCAGCCGCTATGGTTTAGAATAAAACCAACCATTACATATATATTTTCTGACTTTAGGTGGGTAGCCACGGTGTACATATGTCCATGTAGCAGGGAAAAATAGTAAGCCCCCACACTTAGGTTGTATTTTAGTACCGTCTATAAATTCTGTATATCCTTCATCTTTCTTCTGTATAGTATTTAGATACCACATAAATGTATAGACTCTAGAACCATTGTCATCTAAAGACCAATCATTATGCCAAGTATAAAATCCATTAGGTTCATACCTTTGAAGTTTATACCCTGTATCTCTGAGGTTATAATTTAAATTAGGACAACAAGCAGGATTAATAGTTAGAAGATAATCTATATATTCTTTTAACCCTGCCTGCAATGCTGTATATAATATAGAGTCTTCTTCTTTCCACAAGGAATCACCAGAAAGTAAGAAATCTTTGGTCTGTTTTGTATCAGGATCATATCCAGATAGAGTTAAACCATCAGAGATATTAGGTTCTTCATCAAATTTTTTGATTAAATGATTACAAAAAGATTTAGTTAAAGAACCTTTTTTAACCCAAATTAAATCAGAATTGGAGATCACTTCTATCTAACTTCTGCATAACGTCTTGTCTGTAAGCAGGATCTGTATCATAACGAGGGTCACTCATAGCTGCTACTAATTCTGGTTGACTTCTAAAGACATCGCTTGATGTTTGAGGTGCTTTACCTGAATACAATCTTCCTTCGTATCCGTTTGCGTTTTCGTATTGTGCTTTCATTCCATTTACTGCAAGTTTAATAGCACCAATATTACCAGTACTAATTAGTTCATCAAATGATTCAATATCATTTTTAGGTAAATTATCAGCTGCCCAGTCAATAATCTTAGTGTATTCAGCGTCTCCACCTACTACTGATTTAATAGAACTAACATCTGATTCAGATAAGTCTTGGATTTCTTCAGTACCATATCCTTCTTGTGCTGCTTTGCCAGCTAGGTATGCATCAATAGAAGATCTAGATAAACCAGCTCCTTCTAATGATGTATACATCTCTTCAGTAATAGTACCTTCATTATCATAGAAGTGTTTACTAATACTCCAAGGATCTATTTCTGAATCCTTAAATAAATTACCTAGTTTCTCACCGTAAGCGTCGTTAACTGATTCATAGTTAACTTTACCGTCTTCTAAGTAGTAATTGTCTTCAAGATTTTCCGAAGTTTCTTTCTCTTCTTTTCCCTCTTTTTGTCCTTCAATAGAAAGCTCGGATTCCCTAGTTGATTCGCCAGCTTCAGTATCTTTCTCTCCGAGTTTGCTTTGGAGTTCGACATATGCTCTCTCTAATTCTTCTGCATTTTTATATTTACCAGCAAGTAATTGTTCTTGCTGTGCCTCCATCTCTTCACCAACTTTTAGTGACTCTTGTTCATCAGGAGTTAAACTATTTTCCGTGGTAACTGTATCAGTACCCGGATCATAAGTCATTGTTTCTGCCATGTTTATTCTTCAGGTGGTTGTTCTTCTTGTTCAGCTTTCATTTGTTCTGCTAAAGCAGGGTTCTTACTAGGATCAGCTCCCGGTGAACTCATTAATTGACCAGCTTGATCTACTAATGATTGACCTACTTGTGCTTGCTGTTGCTCTTTCAATTCTTGAGCCATTTCCTCTTCAGTCTTAACAAGGTTAAGTATATCTATACCTTGTGCTGCAGCTAAACGTTTGATAGCTTCTGAAGCATTGATGAATCTGATTAACGCATCTGGACCTAACGTCTGTGCAATAGTCTGTATGAATGCAGTCAAACTTTCTCTATCTTGTCCTCTACCTAGAGCATTAACTCCAGCTACAATTGATGGACGTACAAGATCTTTAGGTATGCTAGGTATCTGTTTACTACGTTGTAAGATTAAAAGAGTTCTATTTAAATATGGAACTAAGAATTCAACAGTAAGTAAACTGAATAGTCCACCGAGTTGTTGTTCAAGTTCCATCTGTGTGAGGCGTACCTCTTCTGCAGTTGTACGTTCAGACTGTCTGACATTCAGTTGCATGAACGCATCAGCTATCCTTCTTTCTAACTGCTGTGCCATTTGGTGTGCAGTATTAAAGTCAGCTGTTTTACCTACCTGTATAACAGCAACGTCCTCGGGTCTACCTTGAACAATTGCACCGTTACCAGCATCGGCTATAGTCTTTGGTTTTGTAGTTGATGATGGTGATACAAGGAACACTACCTTAGCAGCTGCTGAAGAGCCTTCTACGAGGGCTTGAGACAGTCCTTCAAGTGACTTTAGATCACCTATAAACTCTTCAACTCTTCCTCTACCATAATCCTCACCGTCTACTGTATTGAATCGGAGAACTAACCATGGACTAGCATTCTTCGGTGCTGTGCTACGGCTATCAGCTAGGATCATATCGTCCGCTTCCTGATGCCAAACCCAACGACCAGATTTCTCGTCCAGTTTAACGCATGTGTATACTTCTACATCATCTCCGTCTGAGCCTGTACCTTCATCAATAACTGAATTAGGTGTTTTAATAGGCAGCTCTTTACCTAATATTTTTCTACTAATTAATTCTTTAGTAACTATTTCTAATACGTTACCGTTACCATCACGACTTACAACATATCTATTTAAAGGGAAGTTTTTTAAACCATCCTTACCCATAAATATTAAAGCGTTTCCACCTACAATAAGGTGCTTCAATGCTTGATGAATAACTACACGATCGCTAGAAGCTGCGATGTAATCCATCACCATTCTCTCCATCTTAGAGAAGGAAAGATCTAGTTCACTTCTAACTTGCTTTGGTATTTCATCACCAAGTTTATCTTCTCTCAGTTGTAGCTTAAAGAATGTAGTCTGAGGAGGTAGTAGAGCAAGCATTAATTTTGCTGCTAATGTTACTACCGCCTTAGCTCCTACACTCTGCCATGGAGTTGACAAAATCCTACGATTAGGATGTGATGATAAATCATCTGATATTAAATATGGTAACGTGAGTTTAGAACATTCAACTGCAGTGTCCAAGAATTGGGAACGGTCTGAAGTTAATCTGTTATATCTCTCACGTGCATTCATGGGTTAACCCCTCCTGATGGGCTTGTTGTTCCTGTATTAACAGGTACTTGTAAAGGTATTCTTAATGAACCTGTACCTCTTGATTGAGGATTCTTGTCCTTCTTAGATCTAGCTTGACGTACTGCAGGGTTGATGTCAGTAGGTCTTACTATAGGATCTGGTGGTGGCGGCGGGGTTGGTGCTGGTGGTGGTGGTCCGGGTGCTGCTGGTAAAGGTGGTGGTGGTGGCGGGGCTGCGGGTGTGCTTTTCCAACACATTAGATTTCATCCTCCATGATTGATCTTATATATTCAATGACGCTGGATTGTCCAGCTCTGTACATAATAGTATTTATATCTTCTTTGGGATGGATAGGTTTCCAACCAAAGTTTTCCTCTAGTCTATCTATAAGCTCATCCAACCTTTGGTTGTGTAACTTAAGAGTATTTAGGGAGATTTGTGTTTGCATGTTCAAAAAAGGCGGGCATACGGGCTCTCTTGGTCTCAGAAAACTCTGGGGCTTTTCCTTCATACATTAAGCGATCACTCGCATCCAGCCAGAATTTTTTGTCCAAATATCTGTCGTAGGTATTTATACCTAGTGGTTCTAGAATCCAGTTAATAGTTGCCTTCCGAAGCTTATCCAAGCTAGGAGAAGCAGAAAGACCCAACTCTGCACATACAAGAGAATTACTTCCCACATGGATCTGTTCGTCTCTTGAGATATCTGCCGATACTGTACGTAAAGCAGCATCCCCATTAAACCGAAAGAAAGGGAGTAGAACAAAGAATATAGCTCGCTCTGCGACAAGCGCCTTAGTAATGGTATGGTCAGGGTGAGAAATCCATGCATCTCTTAACCTTAGCGCCTCCTTTTCTGACTGTGAATCTGTTCCATTTACCTCGGCGATGTACCCCAAGGCAATATCGTGTTTAATCTCGTCTTTAACGTTTGATTCAAGAAGCTCCCGAGCAAGTGCGGGAACCTCTTTTTCAAGCCCTTCACGTATGAATTCTCCAACCGGTAGCTCCATATGACGTATTGCGAGAGCTCGCTTGATGGTTTCGTCTGCACCTTCTTTATATACTCCTTTGGTGGGTTTAACTGGTGTCCAAGTTCTTTTTCTATCTAATAGTTTTTGATAAGGATGTTTTCTCATTATTCTTGACAATCGCAGGTTACTGGCTCGTTTCCGAGAATATCCTGCAAGTAATCTTCAACGTCTCCGTCATCTAATGCTGCATACGCATCGCTCTTGTCTTGTACGTCTCCCATCACTTGTAGGCTGTAATATAAGGAGGTCTGGGGTGATAGTAACCACTCTTCCACGAAGTTTCTGTCATATGAGATAACATCACTCCAGCTATTGAATGAATAGCCGTGAAGAAGTCCTGTTTTATCTAACATAGTCATGATGCCGTCTGCAACGCTCTTATAAGCATCCCAACCGACTTCACTAGCGATCTCTACATCGCCATAATCATAGTGTTGTACTCCAAAAGTGCCACTGTCACGATCGACAGAGCGTGCTATTGGAGGTGCAATTTCTGGCGTAGCTGTAAAGCCATCCAAGTCCTTGCTCTTATATGAGCATGAGGCAGTAGGTGCTATTGCAAAAGCACGTACCATTTTATGTTGTTTTGCTATATACGCTGCGCCTTCGATACCTTCTCTCAAAGCAAATGCTATTTCTAATGCAGATTCATTATCTCCATCATATTTACCGTTACCGTTAACAGTTTGTAGAGCTTCACCAAACTCCCAATACTTTACGTTATACCGTCTGAGGAGGTTGGATAAGCCAAGCATTCCGAGCCCGACTTGCCTATCGATATCCGAGGGTAGGTATTCTCCAGTCCCTCCAACACC